TTACGATCCTACCGCCTGGGGCATGGGTGGGGCAAAGTCAGATAATTTCTGGTTCAGAATGGCAATCTGATCCGCATTGTTATCCGACATCCATGCACCATAAACCTGATACACCATCTGCGCATTTGTGTGACCCATTTGCGACGCAATGAAGTTCGGGTTTGCTCCTGCGGTTAGCGACCAGCATGCGTAAGTGTGACGTGACTGGTATGCTCTCCTGTAACGCAAGCCTGCTCTCTTCATTGCTGATTCCCAACTCTGAGCTACAGAGCCAACAGCGTAATGGTGACCGGCGATCCCGTTTGTTACAGTAGCCTGTGGGTTAAAGACAAAAGTGCAGGGGTGAGTGGTTGTCCGGCCATACTCCCGCAATTTCACTTCGACCTGATGCTGCTTGCCGAGTCGTGTCATTTCCGCCTGATTTTTCAGCACGTCCAGTGCAGGTTGGATCAGGTGAATAACCCTGTCTGTGCCCGCATCCGTTTTTGGCAAGGTAAATTCTTTGGTTAATGTGTGATTCCTTCTGACCATTAAGGTGCCCGCCTTCAGGTCGATATCTTCCCACGCCAGCCCACATAACTCTCCGTGCCGCATCCCCGTATACACCGCCAGTGACCAGAAATTCTTTATCTGCTGGTTGTAACAGGCATCAATGAGTCTTACGAACTCGTCCCGGGTTAGCGGATCCGGAACGGCCTTCGCCTTCTTCAGAAAGTCGATGCCATCAAACGGGTTCTTCTTTATATACCCACTTTCGGTAGCGAACTGGAACATGAAAGACATCACCATCATGTAGTTATTCACCGTCCGTGCAGAGCGTCCTTTAACCGGCGTTCGCTGTCCTTTCTTCAGGGTGTGATACCCCGTCAAAAGCTCCTTCCTTATAAACAGCAAATCCTCCTGTGTAACTGCCGACGCCAGTTTTTTCTCGCCAATCCTTGGCACCATATTCCTGACGATTGATTTATACCGCGACAGAGCGTTAGTGGTAATTTCCATGCTTTTCAGTTCAAGCCACTTCTTCGCCAGTTCAGTGACGGTTATTTCCTTTCTGTCCTCGCCGAATCGTTGAAGGTTTGCAGACTGAGGAAACTGCGCTGCATAGTTAAAACGTCCTGTCTTAATGGCGTAGCAAACCGATGCGCGTAACTCTCCAGCCACCTTCCGATTCTTTGGCGTATCCACAACGCCAAGGCTTTCCCTGACCCTGACGCCTTTATACATGAACCATATGCGGAGCGTTCCTCCGTGGTTCTCAACGCCTGTTGGGTATGCCATTCTTCCCTCCCGACGTCCAAGAGCCTGACTAGGTTACCCTGTAATTTAATTCCGGGCACCAGGCTGTTTGGACGCTTGCTGTTCTATCCAGAGATTGATCGCCTCGGTGTTGTACATACATTCACTGTTTGGCTTGGGTTCACCGTCCGGGGAGACGTGCAAATACTCACGCCCCAGGAACCATGACTCGCGCCGGGCCCGCTCGATGGTCCCGCGTTTCAGGCCTGTTACGGCGATAAGGTTTTGCTCGGTCACCCACTTATTGGGTACAAGCTGGATCACTTCGCTCATTGGTTATCTCCAGGCAATAAAAAAGCCGCTGGTCTGCGGCTATTCGACATTCACGCAACACATCAGGTCGATAATGGCGTCCTTTAATCGCTGCTCTAATTCGCCCCCGTATCTCCGAATAAGCTCCTCCATTGCGTCATAGCAAAGGCTGGCTTCTTCATTAGTCATGGATATAAATACGCACTCTTCCAGATGGTCATGGTTTGACAGCATCACTTCCTCCAGGCAAAAAGAAACCCGCATTGCGCGGGCTGTATTCGTTGCTGATTCAGGCATCACTCACCGCCCGGCCTTGCGCCGTCGATTCAGTAAAATAACCATTACCATTGCGCGATGCTGGCGCATCCCTGATGTCATCATTCAGCCTCCTGCTTCGGTGCGGCTGGCAGCGATTTGACCCATGCCGATGCCAATAAACGGCACCATGCATCCTTAGAGTCTTCAGCGCCATAATCGATAATCGAATCGAATTCATCCAGAATTGCCGATGTTGGCTCAACCGGCACTAGTGCGTAACCATCCGGCACATCAGGTTCGTTCAGAGCATCGCGCTCAGCCTGAATCTTCTCGGCGTCGATTGGGCCCAGGTTGCGAATTGCTGCCAGGCCTTCGCGCAACGTGGGCTGGCTTACCTGTTCGGCACCCTGAAGCATGGCGGCGCGGTAGGCGTTCCAGCCGACTGCTTTTCCATGCTCAAACGCGCTGTCAAAGTCATCATCAATTTCTATCGCATCAGGAACCACCGCTGGCTGCGGTAACTGTGGTGCTGCGTAAACAATGCGCCCAGCGCCACCGGTATTCACAACCGTGTCATACGTCCGCTTGTCGGTGTCGTACCAGTCCACATCGCGCAGTTGGTAGATGGGTTCCTGCCCTGCCTGTACTGCTGGCGCTGCACCACAACAGGCATTCCAGATTTCCGAAGCAAAGGATTTAAGCTCATCATCTTCAGCGAAAGGGTGTTTGAATTCCGACCAAAACAATTCAAACGGCGGCACGCTCGTAACTTGCGGGGATGCGTAAAGTGGAATCCGGGATTCTCCGCTCAATTCATCCGTGTTCGAACGCCAGACGCGCCCACAAATTCTTCCACCTTCGTCACATAAGGACTCAAGCATTTGCTTACCTATATACACCACAGGCTCAGCGGCGGCGCGGTACTGCTGTAGCTGAGCCCACTGATTCATTAGTGTGCGATGAGCTATCAGCACTTCCCCTCGCAGGGATTCGTTGTTGTTACGCAACTCCTTTAGCTCGCGGGCCATTGCTGCGATTTCCCAATCCGTTGCGCTGAAATTCTTAGCGTGGTTTGGTCGAGAATACTCCGCGCTGATTGTGTCCAGGCGTTCTGGTGATACGCGTTCGTTGATTGTCATTTTATCGTCCTGTTTCACCGGGATTTATATAGATGATCCGCCGCTCGCTTTCAGGCAAATACTGATAGGTGCTACGATCAATATCAGCCCAATACTCAAATTGCCTTTTCCCAATAAACTGAAATCGACGCTCTTGATAAACTGGATCTGCAATAATGTATTCAGAAACATCGTAACCGTGTTTTTGTGCTATTTCGGCTTGGTCTTTCTTCTCAGTAAAGTGGTGTTCATCGCTTTCTGGGTTTGCTATTCGATAAACAATATTCATATCCATCACCCCTTCACCGCTTTATTCCGCAGCCAAATACACACAGCGCCATCTTCGGTATCGTGGATTGAGCCTACAAACCATCCGTCGCCAGCAGGTGATTCGGGTTGCCATGCTGAAATATCGTAACCATCAACATTGGGGTCGATGTCGCTCTCATCTCGGTACTCGACTGTCCATTCCAGACCGTTTTCTCTCATCCATGCGTTAAATTCCTCAGTCGGAACACGCTCGCGACCATCGCAGAATGCATCGCAAACCGGGTGCGTCCAGTAGCCGTACTGGTCGCGTTCTACTGGTAATGCAGTAATCAGGTTTTTCATACCACTCACCCCTCCACCGTTAAATTGATACCTGCAACTTTCAGCGCGTCAGCAAGCATAATCCGGTATGCCTTCAGCATTGCCTCACGCACATTGTCTGTGCTGTAAAACGCCTCATGAGCGCGAAGCATCGAGTCCAGTGAAGGCTCGCATTGCGCCAGTTGTTCTGCTGTCATTGTCATTTCACACCGCCAGTTGTAATTGCATGTCAAACCGGTCTCGTTTCTCACAATATGCGAGTGAGCCGGGGCTGTTATATGACTCGATGCGCTCAACCATCAGCGCGGCCCTCGTTTCTTTGCTTGCTGGCGCGTATGCTCCTGACCAGGCTTTATCGATGCCAATGTTCCGGGCGACATTCGTGCTGTCGGCGCTGGCTAACGGAATGCTTGTGAATATTTGAGGCCTCAGCATCCTCAATCCGTGCAACTTTGCGATTGGTTGACCAAGATCGTCCACGACATGACGAATCAAATCTCGCAACCTTGCTATCGCTGCTTTTGGTCGCTTCACGTCATACTCACCGCAACTGCCTATTGCGACACGGGGATACTCGTTGCAGAGCCTGATAAACCGCTCATCAGGCTCATTCATGTGCCACACCGGGACACCAAAGAATTTGCCGTGCGGCCACTCGTCAAGTAGCGCCTCGTTTTCGGCCTCGCCACCGTCGATGACGTCAGGAATGATCGCAAAGTCAAAACCAGGGTGGTTTTTCCATCTCGCGACGAACTCGTAATAATCACTCCAGTCGATTTTGTTTTTTCCAGCTGCTTTCCATGCTGTGAATGCGCCGTTGTCCAATGCGAATGACTGACAGTATTCAGATGCCAGATTTATCTGGCCGGCATGGGCGAACGAGATGAAAGCATGCCTCGCTCGCCACGCCTTTAGCGCGCAGGTGTCAGGGGTTATTGGCCCGCCGTGGTAATGGATCATACCTGGCTCCCGCGAAGCTGTGCTGCGAACTTCAGGCGGCTAAAATGGAATCCGAAAATCTTCTTCCACGGCTTCGAGATGGCATCTCGTATTGAGCCTGGCTTAAAGCCCGCTTCAAAGGCCTGAGTGCTATCGAAGAAAACATACCCGAACCCCTCTTCATTCTCTGCACAGATAGGACCTTTATACGCGCCATGCTTCCTGCCTCCTGCAAGCCCGGTTCTATATGCATGTTGAGTGTTGCCAGATATAGTGGTCCATTCGAGATTGGTTGCTTCATTGTTTTGCTTATTACCGTCTTTATGGTTAATTACGTGCTTTTCTGAAGGGCTTGGTCCGATAAAATATTCAGCAACCAATCGATGAATGCTTATGCCTTTTAGCTTCCCGTCTTTCTCTAATCTTACGAACAAGTACTGATTTCTATCTTTCCCACGAAGTGATGGGTTTAGTTGTTTGAGTGCTCCAGAAGCCATAGAGAAGATCTGCCCCTTTGAAGTAATGAAATAGCGATACTTAAATCCGATGATCTCTTTCACATCGCCAAACAAATCAGCCAGCGCATCACTACGCGCACTCTGCACGTCCAGCGCCGATGCAAGCTCGGTCAGCAAATTAGCCACGCTACGCATGTCTACCGCGCCGCAGTCGGCTTTTAACTCAGACGCCAGATCATGCCCGGCGCTTACCAGGGTCTTATTGTTATCTGTCATTTCCGCGCTCCTTTAATCATCAGGCTGATGTAGCGGTTATCATCCGGGCCGGGAAAGCTGTGGCGTTTGAGTAACTCCGATTTGTCTGGCATAGGCTTTACTCTGTGGCGGGCTACTAATTCGTTAGGGGATATATCAGGGTTGTAGGATTGACCAGTCATGATGAGTAACCTTCTTTAAGCCGGTAAACGACGCCTCCAAGCGCCTTATTCCCCCATGGCTCCTTATCCAGTTGATCCATGATGGTCTTGAGTGTTACCGGGTGGATGATGTGATACTGGTATTCCAGTAGCGTTGACCAGCCTGCGTAATAGGGGTCTATTTCGTTCAGAGACATTTCGTAAATACCGGAGCCGGATGCCACGTCCGTAAGGTCACCCATCCATCTCCATGACTCTGTAATATGGTTGCGGCTATCCCGCCGTAGGCAGGCCAATACCTGCTGAGGTGTGAGCATTTTTGACTCCGGTTATTTATTTAGACTGCGTGTATAGCGTGGCGAGGGAAGGGGAGTCCGACAGGTGCAAATGGGATGTCATCATCGAAATCCATAGGCGGCTCGCTGGATTGATCCGGTCGCTGCTGTTGAGGTTGTCGCGCCTGTTGCTGGCCGCCTGTCGGCTCACCGCTCTGACGCCCGCCTAACATCTGCATTACTCCACCAATCTGAGGTACGTTGATTTCAGTGGTGTAGCGCTCCTGACCAGACTGATCTGTCCATTTGCGGGTGCGTAACTGGCCTTCGATGTAAACCTGCGAGCCTTTCCGCAGATACTCGCCAGCTACCTCCGCAAGCTTCCCGAACACCACCACGCGGTGCCATTCGGTTTGCTCTTTTTGCTCGCCGGTTTGTTTGTCCCGCCATGAATCGGAAGTCGCCAGTGTCATGTTTGCCACCGCGCCACCATTAGGGAGATAACGCACCTCAGGGTCTTTCCCGAGTGCGCCAACGAGGATGACTTTATTTACGCCTCTGCTTGCCAT